TCTAAAAATGTTGTACCGATTCCTACTTTTGCATCATTTGAATCATAAATTGAAGTAACTCCTGTTCCAATTTGAGTGTTAGAAATATAAATTGGATAATTAATAGCTAAATCTGAATAATTATATCCATCAGAAGGTTCTTTATACAAATCAAATCTTATTGCTAATGGTGTTCCATTACCAGTAGTTGTACTAATACCAGTAATAATTCCAGAAATACCTGTAGAAACCCCTATATTAGTAATAGTTTCACTATTAAATGAGGGTGATAATACTAATACTTGTGGAGGAGTGGTGTGTGTATACCCAAATCCTGGATGAGTAATAGAATATGATATAATACTTCCATTAGAATCTATATTCACAGTTGCCGTTGCAGTGGTATAAGTACCAACAGTATCATCAGATTTTAAATAAGTTCCTATACCAGCAGTAGGAATACCTATAGCAATCGATGGAGCAACTGCATATCCAATACCACCATCAACAATATCAAGAGATGAAACAGTACCAGCAGTGGATACAGTAGCATTTATAGATGCCCCAACAGGAGTAATACTATTATCAATAATAATTGCACTAAGTGGTTTAGTATTTGAAGTTCCTTCTTCATTAAAGAATCTTGCCTCATCGACAAATATATTAGTAGTTCCAGTTGTAGATATTTTACTAATTACTTTAGCAGTTGGGAATATCATTGGTTCTAAACTATCTCTTGATTTAGAGACAATTTCACTATTAATTATTTTATCTGATTTTTGCTTTGTCCAATTAAGAGTTTTGAGATCTTCACTAATTCCTAAACCTTTATAAACATTAGTTTCTACACTCTTAGAAGTAAGAAGTGAATTAACATTTCTGTTCTTTTGATTTACATCACTAGATAAAACTTTATCTAATTGAACAATATCACCTTTCTTTACAGTTGGTATAACATTATCTACAATTGTACTGTCAGATCCAGAAGTTCCACGATAGAAGAATATAGCAACATCATCATTTGGTTTAGGAGGTACAGTAAATGTAAATGAAGTTCCGCCATCAAACCAATATGCACTACCTGGTTCTTGGATAACTCCATTTATAACAATAAACAATGTATTTGATAAATTTATACGTGGGAATTCTGAATTAACATCTGATTCAAAACTTAAAAGTTGATTATCGTATCTTAATTCAAATCTACGTCTTTCACCATCTTGTAATTCTTTAATGGAATCAATATAATCCATTTGACCAAATTGCCATGCAGAGAAAGCATCTGTAAAGGTATCTAAAACTGTTAATTCAAATTCAGATATTGGAGATGATAGATTTGCATCTGTAACCAAACCTACAGGTTTAATTACATCACCTTTTTTAAATGCATATCCATCTCTGGCAATTTGCCATTTACTAACTCCAAATAAAGTACTAATTCCTGTGAATGATGTTTTACCAACATTAATATCAAAAGAAGTAACAGTTGTATTTCCAATTCCAGTTGTTACACCAGCAATTGGATCAGTTGCTCTTGGATAATCATGTTCAGTTGCATAATTATCCTTCGCACATTTAAATGTTAGTGATTCATTATCAAGATTAATTGTATTACCATCTAGTAATCCATGACCAGAATTAAATGTTAATGTAAGAACACCTGTTGAAGGAATATAAGTTGCTTCATCTGGAGTTAAACTACCACTTACTGCACCACTTACAATATTAACTGCACCTGCATCTGCTTCTACAAATGTATGGTCTGTAGATGTTATTGTTAATGGACCAACTTCAACATCTACCAACAATCCAACTCCAGTATCAGTAGTTTCACCTACACCTAATCTAGATACACCTGTGACACTAAGATTGCTATAAGATACGTCAGGACTCACTAATTGTGGATTATTATAAGTTTTACCGCCTCCAACAAGAGTAAGTGCTAGAGACCCACCAGCACCCACTACAGCATTAATCTGAGCACCAGAACCCACACTAGAACCAACATTCAATGTAATAGTATTTGTAGTTGTAGAACCAATACCAACAATCTCTCCTCCTACAGGGTCAGTAGCTCTTGGGTAAGCATGAGTAGATTGATAATCATCTTTCGAACAACTAAAGATTAAAGATTCAGTTCTAATACCAACAAGATCACTAGTAGTAAGTCCATGAGAAGGAATATTTAAAATTAAGTTACCAGTGCCAGGATTGTATGATGCACTTGTCGCTGTATATGCTATTCCTGAATAATTAGTTTTATATAACGTAGTCGATGCCGCACTCACAAATTTATGAGTATATGGAACATCTGTTACAGCAACAGATACATTTCCATAATGACCAGATCCATATGTAGCATCACCATACCAAGGCATAACAGAACCACCTCCAACATAACTATGAGGAATAGTACTGGTTCCAACATTAGTGGTAAATCTATTTTGTGTTTGTGACTTACCAACATTAACTGTAAATGTATGTTCAGTAATACTGGTTATAGTTGTAGAACCACCTCCAACTGCAATAGGATCCTTTCCAGCACGAGGATAATTGTGTTCGGTATTATAATTATCTCTAGAACATGTAAACGTTAAAGAATCATTTGTAATGGTAATAGATTGATTAACATTAAAACTATGATAATTCTTAGTAAATGTTAAATCACCAGTAGCAGAATTATAGTTAGCATCTGTTGGTTGTATACCACCCACAGCAGTTGCTGTAGCACTTATAAACTTATGATCATAATATCCAGGAGAAGTATCTAGTATAGAATATTCAAGACTTGTGCTACCCAATCCAACATTATTATTAGAAGGGAAGAAAGTAGTAGTAATTCCATAACTTCCAGAACAAGCAAATTCAAGTCTATGTAATTTTACTTGCTTTACAATACCAGATTCAAAATTATGCTGATCTGCAGTAATAACTTCTAAAAATCCAGTTGTATTATCATACAATGCTGTAGTAATACCATTAGAAGGACCAGTAGTTGCTACACCAACAATATTATTAATAGTTCCATTAGTATCTGTTTCCAAATAAACTCTAGTTCCTTCAGCAAGTGCATACCCCTTACCTGGAGTAGATCCTAAAGAAACAATAATTCCACCTCTCGGTAATTCATTTTCATTAATATCATACTCATCAATGAATAAACCACCATCAATTACACTTGTTATACCAGTAAACACAACACTTGTTATCCCACTAGCAATATCCTCAGAAATCTCATAATTATTTTGAGGGTTGTTTTGTGCTGTAGGTCTTTGGAATATGTTATTAATTGTTAATAAACCATTACCACCACTAGTACCTAATCCAACTGTATTAACTCCAGCAACAGTTAAAGTAAATGTTTGACCTATTCCTGTAAATTGATCTGAAATGTCATCATATATCTGATTTGTAGAATAATCATTTCTTAAAAATACTCTACCATTAAAATCAGAAGTAGGATAATTTAAATTACCTTCATCTTTAATTGCTTGTGGATTTCCTTTAGGAGCATCTGTAAAGTGTATTTCTTTTCCAACAATATTATATGAACCTCTATATATTTGTGCTGTTGATGAATTAGTATGATTTGTTGCTGATGTTCCTACAAACCCTCTTTCTACTTCGACAAGAGTTGTAGTACCAATACCACTAATTGGTCCAATACTTGTAGTACCCACACCAACATTCAAAACTTTCATATATTCATTATCAATTTCTAATATATCACCAGTAAAGATTGAAGAAATACCACTTAAAGAAATAATATTTCTTGAGGTACTAATTCCACTATTTGAATCATCAATATTATCTTTTAATGTATAATTTATAGGAGTGAAAGATAATGGTGATTGAATGAAATTATTAATAGTAATAATAGATTTTGTATTACTTAATCCCATTGCAAATTCATGTGCATTTCCTTCACCAACACCTACAAAAGTAACAGCTGTTCCTGCTTTTGTTGTGGATATCTGGAAACTATCTGTATTATTTCTAATAGCAAAAACACTGGATGGTAAAATATCAATATTTCCTGTTGCGGGTTTATATTGCATTGGTGTAGAACCAACACCGACAAAAGTAGATCTTGGAGTATAAATTAATTCCTCATTAGTTCTAAAGAAATGATCTTTAATATTAAATACACCAGTATCTAAAGTAAGAACAGAAGAATCACTAGGATCAAATGATTTTGCAAAAATTGGAGTATCATTAGATCTTAATTCAAAATTAGTTCTATTAATTCTCTCACCATTAATTGAATTGTATGCATATGCATTAGGAGAATTAGTACATCCACCATAAGTAAAATCTCTAAATTTAGGATTATTGATAAAATCTACTTCAGTATAGAAAACTTTATTGAAAGAAGAAACTTGAATAGTATCATCTAAAAATTCTGAATCTGGATGGAAATTTAATACAAAATTATCACCAATATATTCTCCACCAAAAGTTCCCATTCCTATGAACTTGGAGAATGAACCGTTTCCATCAGAAGATAAAATAGGTCCTTGTTGTACACTAACATTTGTAGCATCATGTATTGATGTTACAGTATGAAGTGCTTTTGTAGATCCAACACTAATTTCAACTACTGACATAAAAGTATTGAATAAATTCTTATTTGCACTATAAACTACAGTTGTTCCTATTCCAGTATTATAATTAGATTCATAAATTAAAGATCTCTCAGCTCCTACTGGTTGGTTAAGTGCTGAAAATCTATGAGTTCCTATTCCAGCAGTAGTTGTACCAAAACCAACTATATTAGACTTAAATTTAATTGTATCAGATGAAGTATTTTCAAATTGTAATGAAAATTGTGTTCCAGTAAGATCAGCTTTAAACGATCCCATTAAAGTAGATGAATAACCATCTCTTGTAGAGTGTGTATCTGTGAAAAATTCACTAATATAGGTATCAGTTCCATCATGAGTAGCATAAACCTCAACATAATTCATTTCATTAGTAGTTTCATTAATTAATTGATTCTTAGTATAAAATGACTCATACCTATCAGAATCGGCACTAATGATAGTTGTTGTCGAATCCACAGGAGATAAACCTATTGATGAAGATAATGATGTGAATCCAACAGGTTGTGAACCAAATCCTATATTATTACCAAAAGAAGTTTCTACTGTTTTAAGGTTATAATCATAATCAAAAGCATTAGGTTTAGGAGTAAAACGTATATATTTTTCATCAAATATAGTTTCAACAAGATCAAATGTACCAATATTATTCTCATCCTCTAATTTAGTTCTATTAAATAATACGGATTTAGTCCCATTATTCAATAGAACTAATTCTGTTGCTTGAACATTAGTAGCATTTAAATTTGAAGTTACAATAGAAAATTCTCTATATGAAACACTAGAATTTATCTTAAAAAAGTCTAAATATAAAGTCGGTTCTCCTTCTACACTTGAAAATTGATTTTTAAGATCATCTATTATTAATACTTCATTACTTTTAGATAAAGTATATTCAGTTAATCTTTTATTTTGAAATTCTATAGAAGTAGAAACATCATTATTACCCAAATCATACGCAAAATCAAAATTATTAATAGTATCCACTCTAAGATCATTGACAAAATCTTGAATTCTAAGTAATGTAGATGTACTAGCTACACCTACACCAGAGGTAGACTTAATTCCTACATCTGCAAAATTCTTTAATCCACTAGTATGAAGTAAAGAAGTAACAGGACTTCTTAATTCATCAAAAGTTTTAGAACTTTGTACAGAATATGATAAATTTTGATAATAATTATTATCAGGTATTACTTGACTATCAAAATTTAAAGATCCAACATCATCCGACCAACCAATATCCTTTTGAATCATAAAATCAACTGAAAATCTACCAAAATTCTCAGTAATATTACTAACAGTTGCTTTTGTACCTGATTGTGTTCCAACAATAATATCACCTACAGATAATCTATAAGTTCCTGATACTTTAATATAATTATATTCTGTATGTGTAACAAATAAATCTCTTTTGATACCATTAGAAATTATTTTTTCCCCAATATTAAAATATGAAGGTTCTAATAAAATACTAAATGTTGGATATTTACTTTTATTAATTAAACTTGATACAAAATTTTGATTAGTAACTGCTATACCAGTATTATTAGTCATAGCACGAACATCAATAGTTACAGAATCTCGTGATGCTGAAGCTGCTACAGTATAATTACTTACTTTACCAAATTTATATCCCAATTCAGAAGAATTAAATCCAGAACCGTCAGTACCATACTTAGTAATTCCTTCTATATAAACTTCATCACCAACTATAAATGGTTGTGTTATAAAATTAAGAGAAGGTGTTTGTATAAAACATGTAAAAATTCCACTAGAATTTGATGTAATACTACTAATTGCAACTCCATTACTATTATTAATAGCAGCTATTTCAATTCCATTATCCGAAAGACCTTTTGGAGGTAAAATTTGATCAATACGGGCAATTGAATTTCCATTCATAGATGCTTCAAGAATACCATTATTAATAATAGTTCTACTTCCCGAATCAATTATTATAATATCGGGTCTAGATATATAATCTTCACCACCAGATGTTACTGTAATAATTCCAATACTATTAGAATTATTAATATTAATTAAAGGAGAAATATATGAAGATGGTTGTAAAGTCTTATCAGAAGAATATTCAAATCCTTCATTAATAATTCTAACATCATTAGAATTTCCAATTAACTTTGATTTAGGTATAATATTAAGATTAGATCCTTCAGTTGAAGAAGTTCCTACAAACGTAGGTAATTTTTCATAATTATCCCCTCTATCTAAAATAGTAATTCTATTAACTCCACCTTTTTCATTTAAAGATTTAGTTGTATAATTTAAAATTGAACACTCAGATTGATTATAGGATAATTTTTCTGGTATTTCATTTAATAATATACTAAATGTAGTATCACCAATACTAACAATATCATAAGAAGCATTATAACTACTCTTATTAAAAGTTATTTCTGAATAATTTGAAACACTATTGTCTGTAGTATTAATAAAACCAGATTTTTCAAGATTATAATATAAGTTAAATGGTAATAAATTATTATATTGAAGTGTAACTGAAGCATCATCACTTACTCCAGGAGTACCAATAGATACCACATTAAATGTAGTAGATGATGTAGAAACAAACTCATTTTTAAATTCTTTATCATAATAAAGTTTAAATTCATAATTTTCTAATGAAGAATGTGATAAATTAAAAACTAAATTATTATTTTTAACAGATGTTAATGGAGGATTAATTAATTTAATAGATTGATCAATACCTCCAGTAGAACCTATTGCAATAGTAGTTGGTGGATTATTCTCAACATCAATATCTGTTTCACCTAATTTTATAGTATCATTGTCAACTTTATATACATAGTAAGATTTTGTTGAAATCCCACTTGGAAATAAATCTGCAGAATATGAAATTTTATCACCAGTTTTTAATCCATGAGAATTTAAATTTATTTGATTTTTAGCTGTGTTAATACCTGTAGAATTAAATCCTATAGGATTAACTAAAATATAATTTGTACCTTCTTGTTTTTCTATTCTTACAGAAGATGAATTCCCAATACCAACAGATAAATTTGGTTGGATATTTAAAGTGACATTATCTCCTTTTTTCAAACTATGTGAAGTAGATACGGAAACTGTTGCAACATTTTTTTCAACATTTCCTTTAATTTGACTATAATTAGTTTCAAATGAATAAGTATCTTTATCTTGCCCTCCACTTACAAAAAATACATCAGAATATTCATTACCATCATGATCGGTACCCAAACCTGTTTTTATTCCAATTGTATTTTTACTAGAATTTGAAATATAAACAGTAGAAGGTAAATTAAATGTACTTGAAGGATTATTATCTGTAGATATAGCAATAGCAGTTGTATCAGCAGTAAAAGTCACTAAATCATTATCTTTAAATGGATGATTTTTAATATAAATTCTTTGTGTTGGTACATTAACAGTAGTATCACTATTAGCAAAATCAAAAGTCATGGTAGATGAAATACCACTAACAGTACCAAATCCTATTGATTCTTTTGGATTAAAATAAACCTTTTTATTAACTTTAGATTCAAATGAACTTATATTTTGTTGAGTAATATCAAAAGAATCTGGTAAAAATAATACTTTAGATGATGAATTATGACCAACACCTGTAGATCCTCTTTCAACCTTCAATACTCCAATATTATGATAAACATTCAATAATTTTAAAGTTTCATTTCCAATTGTTATACTACTTCCAATAGAAATGGATCCTGGAATTTTAGAAACCCATATTTCTGTCGCTACCCCAATAGTAGAAGATTCTAATGGATAAGTTAGAGATGCTGAATAAGTAGTTACTCCAATAACATATGATTTATTTAATACTGACAATTCTGTAGAAAATCCAGAAATTGAAACGACATTACCAGTTTCTAAATTATGATGTGGTAAAATAGTAACATTTACTTTATTATTATTCTTTGTAAATATTGAATCCTCAAAAATATCACTAGATGTATTGATATCTACAATATCTTTACCTTTTAATGATGAAATTTTAGCTGCTAATCCACTTCCATTTGTATTTGTATTGTCAAATTTTAAGATATCATTAATTCTATAATTATTACCACTAGAAATAACTGATATTTCTTCAATGGGACCCTTTGTTACTGTCTCTACAATAGATTTTTGCCTTGAAATCTCATTGGTCTCAATTATAAAATCATTATCAGTATTTTCATCAGAAACTCTATATGGGAATGTATTTCTGATTAAATTTGAACCTATAAAATCAAAAGATTGATTAATATTTTGTTCTAATAATAATGATCTGTAAGAATCACCGACAAAATATGGAAATTGTGGATTATTATCATCTATTGTAGCATGATAAGCATAAATTCCATTTGGAAATTCTTCAGTTCTACTAAATCTACCATTATTTCTGTCTAAATCACCATTATTTGTGAATTTATAATCTTCAATAAAAAATCCTTCGGCAAAATCACTACTTGATGGTCTATCAATCACATTAGATGTATCTAATGTATACCCAGAAGTTAATCTTTTAATAGTAGAACTGGAATTTTGTGGATCTTCAGAACCATATGGACCATAAATTGGATTTCCATCATAAGCCCAACCAATAATTTTAGAAGCTTTAGTATCAACTTCACCAAAAGAATCTCTATATTTTTGATTATACGCAGAAATACCATATTTTAACTTATTTTCACTATTTAATAATACCTCATTACCATATCTTTCAGTTAAATTAACAGTTAATGGTCTAACATTAGATGAAAGTAATGCATTTTTTCCTCTAGAAACTACTTTTATAGAAGTATTTGTAGAAGAATACCCAATACCAGGGTTAATAATCTCAATATCTGTAATTTTATTATCTGTAACAACAGCTCTTAATTCAGCACCACTACCTTTACCACTAGAATCTATGACATGTAAGTCTGGAATTGAATAATATTCCCTTCCACCAAACTGTAAATTAATAGAATCAAGTTTTCCATCTATAATAATTGGTTTTAATTGACCATTTTCACCAGTTTTAATAGAAATAAGAGGTTTTTCCTCAAAATTTAATGTAGATGACCCATAACCAGTCCCAGATTCATAAAGATATGTATCAATAATACTTCCTTTTACAGTAGGTGTAGCAGTTATAGTTTCTACAGTTTGAGTATCAGTTCCTAATCCTACTGGAACATATTTTATATTAATATTAATATCTGGATATGCAAAATTATGATAACCTGTACCTGCAGAACCTAAACTTACATAATTTTTTCTTGTATAATTAGAAGTTATTGTTCCAGCAATACCAGCATCGCAAAGTTTAAACGAATCATTATCAATTTTAGAAACTTTATATTGATTTGCAGTAGTTACTATTCCTGTAGATGGAATTAAACCTGTTATTTGTGTTCCAGTAGTTGTATATTCAATTATTTCACCATCATTAAACCCATGATTATTAAATGTAACTGTATTATAATTGGTTGAAATTCCACTTGGTTTAACAATTAATTTTCTATTAGTAAATTCTCCACCATCAACTATATCAACACCTACAATTGAAGTTTGATTTGGTAAAGTTACAAACGCATGAGTTCCTGAATAAACAGCTGTTGGTACTGCAGTTGTTATATGTGTAGCAAGTCCTACAGTATTAATTCCAGATCTCGAATCTATTAAATTATTATACAATTTAATAGTATTATTATTAATTACATTTACATAATATGCAGCATTGTTAATTAACATTCCTGGAGTACTTCCAATACCAATTCCAGTATTTGGAGTATCAGACTTATAAATTATTTTTTGATGATTTTTAAAATTATGATTTTCTAAAAATGTAATTTCATCTGTTGTAATATTAACCCCACCAGAATTGGTAGTTTTACGTCCATCAAATTTTAATTTTCTAGATCTTTTAACAGTTATTACATCTAAAGCAGCATTTCCATTTCCACCAGTTATATCAACAGATACAACTTTATTAATATCAAATTGTTGTTTATCTACTTTAACATCTACAACTGTACCACTTAATATTGGTTGTACTAATGCAGTTACACCTATACCACCAACAATTTCTATTTTAGGTGTATTAATAACATCATAATCAGTTCCACCATTAAAAATATTAATTGAATTTAATGGTCCATAATAGATTTTATCTGATGATTTATAATTAATAATTTCCACACCATCTTTTAATAATCCAATAGATCCTATAGAAGTTTCGGTTTGATTACCTGAATTTATAGTAGATTCTAAAGAGAATTTTTTAAATAATTTTTGAGGAGCAATTATGTTTGATTTTTGTGAAGATAATGTAAATTTATGACTGTTTTGTTCAGTTGATTGTGCTACATTACCAAATTGAATATATGTATCAGTATTTACAAAAGATCTGGATGAATATAATCTTATTTGTTTATTTTCACCCAGACTATCAGGTATAATTTTTACATAGTAATTCCCTGTTTCTAATCCAACATAATGTTGAGAAGGAGAGATAGGTTCATAATAAACTTCATCACCATCATAAAAGGGAACTTTAGTATCAAATTGAATTAATCCATATTTAAGAGTCTGTACATTTTGATCACTTAAACTAACAGCAGTTGCAGATTTAACATTAATTGATATGTTATTAGTAAAATTTGCGTCATTACTTAATGAAGATGAAGATGGTAATGAATTAGAAGCTACATATGCAAATTTATCATCTTCAATATATAAATTTTGAACATCAGATATAATTTTATCATATTCTAAAGGAACTATTGTACTTTGTGCATTATTAATTTTTCTTCTTAAATCATAATTTCTTATAATGTTTTCTTCATTATAAATTTCATTATTATTAGTATCTTGATTACTTAACGAAATTTTATTAGTACTATAATCAAATCCAGTTACAATTATAGGAGCTCCACCATATCCAGAATCCTTAACATTATTAGTTCCTTGTTCTAAGATTTCAACTCTATCACCTATTTTAAGACTAGAACGATATATTGGTTCGAATAATATAGCACCATTAGTTTCTAAAGATTTTAATTTAAATCTTACGGAAGTATTATATATCCAAGAATTAGCAAAAATCTCTTTATACGACATATTGGCATAATCAACATCACCATCACTACCACTTTGTAACTTATCTTCTATAATATCACCTATACCATTAACAGAGATTATTTGACCTTTATCTACATTAATATTTTTAGATACTTGTTCAAAATTTGATAATACACCAGTTAATCTTAACTCAACCTTTTTTGTTATATCACCAGATTCATAACTAAAATAAATTTCATCATTTCTTACAACATCAGAGGGAGAAATAGGATCATCAATACCTACACATCCAAAAAATTGATTGATAGATTTATCTGTATAAGTAATATTACTATTACCAACAACAATATTACCTGTATTTCCAAATCCTACTGTAGAATCAACAGGTATTACTGAAGATCCTATAGAAACTGCTTCCAAACATTTAGAAGCAGGAGTAATTTTAAAACTACCTTGTATAGTTGATGCTGATTTGTCATATCCCATAAACAGAGATATTTTCCAATATTGTTTATTTTCACCTAAATCTACTCCAATTCTAGTAAAAGGTTCTACTCCAGAAATAGATGCATTAGTATTTAAATCATTTGCCTTAAATATAGTTTGACCAACTAATTTTGAAGGATCTCCAGAAATTACATCCGCAATTATAATTTCTCTTCTTATATAATCAGCACTTGAAGGTTTTAATAAATAATCTTCTAAATTTATAATTCTTGGTGTTTCTCCATAAAGAACATTAAATAAAATTCTAAAAGATTCATCAGTACCTTTTGATTCATATAATGATCTAGATTCTTTTATAAAATTTCCAACATTTACATCAGGAGCAAAATCAACATCTACTAAATCTGGAGTTAAGGTAGATTTTTGTTTTTTATAAAATTCTTTTAAAAATAAAGAACTTAGGTTCTGAACAGTAGAATCTGTACTATGACTTGCTGCTGTGGTATCACTAAAAATTAATTCTCCTGGATTTAATTCTGTATGATAACTTGTAATACCACAAAAACCTCTTATACATCCAACAAATTTATTCTTTTCGTCATTTAATGATGTATATGTAATAATTTCATCATCAATTTTCAACAAACCATATTGATTCGGAAATCCTTTGGTACTATTAACACTTATTGTAGTATCACCTATAGTAGTAATACCTGTGGTTACGGTACTATCAACAACAACTTCAGGTACAAGATTATCTAATTTCAAATATTCTGATAAATTATCTGAAATATCAACAGGCCCACCTTGATATTCTTGAGAAATATAGTATTGTTTTAAAAAATCTGGAAAAGTTGCACCTAAATCGGGACGACTTTCACTCAATACAAATTCTGGGAGTTGATTATCAAGTATTTGTTGAATCTTAACTTTGGATTCAAAACCAGTCTGTATCATATTACTGTCTTATTAATTGTCCGTTTGAATAACTAGATGTATAGAAATCTTTAATAAAGGTAGTTCCTGTAATTTCATCACCAGAACTAATAACATCTCTTACCATATTTATTTTACTTTTTGAAAGACTTAAATTCAAATATAATTCCTTTAATCCAACTACATCATTAGATTCTGGAATTGCTTGTACTTCAATAATTCCAGAATCATTTAATGTGGAAGTAATATTTACTGTATTTAATAATATTTCACCTTTAATATAATCAACTGTTCCTGCACTCTTAACAACTACATTAAAGGTTTTATCAGATTCTATAGTTACGATAGAAATATTTCCTGTTTTTAAGTCATCATTTGGAATATCTGTTATATATGCAGTTTTAATACTTCCAGCAATAGTAAATCCAGTAGATTTTATATTAAATCCTTTTTGATTTACATGAAATTGATTACCAAAACATAACTCATATTGTGCAAATTGATTAAGAGCTGCTTTTAAATCTCTTCTAATTACTATCTTAGTAATATTAGAAGTTATTGCAGTATTAGTATTATCAATTATTTGTTGAATCTTACTAAATTTAAATCTTCCTCCAAATTTATTCATATTTACAGAATTCCCATATGTAGTAAGAGAATTCATTACTGATGTTTGAAGTGAATCTGCACTAGAAATTTTTGTATTATCATAATATACTGCTGAATGAAGTTCAACATATAGCATTTTTAAATCTGTTATTTTTTGATTAATTCCAGATACAGTATATTGTTTTAATTTAGCAAGAATAAGTGATTTATTAAAATCAGATACAAATGACCCATTTTTAGGTTTTATACTAATATAAACATTTCCAAATTCAGGTGGATCCATTTCTTCACCACCTATAACAGCGACTGATTCAGTATCTGGGTATATTCTTTGAACTATTGCTTCATAATCTCTTGGTGTTACTGCACGATACTGTGAAGAATATATTCTTGGTGCAAAATATTTAATTGAACTAATTTCTTCAATATCAGATCCATTATGTGAAGCTTGATTTGTAATTATACCAGTATTTGATATTGATGATGTAAGAAATATAGATGCTCCTGTTAATGGATTCTTATATGAAATTTTCCCTGCAAAAGAAAAACTATTATTTCCACCTATACCATTTCCATTAATACCATCTGTTGTAATATATTGAACAGTAATTACATCACCATTTTGTAATTTTTTACCTATTTTACCATCACCAAATAATAGTTCATATTTTTCATCTTGAACTTCTTGTATTAAATAAATTTCTGAAAAAGAATCTACATTTAAAATATTTTCTACTAATGAATATTCATTACCTAATGCATTAATATCATCATCTATACCATCTTCAGGTGAGGCATCCCTAAAAGTATTTACATATACTTTAATAGTTGAAGTATCAATACCATTATTATCTAATAAAAATCTTTGATCTAAAGATGCATTAACAGTAAATTTCTTACTTAAAAATATACCTTCTTTTATTTGGACATTTTCAAACTTTGCTACTCCTGATGATATAGGTGCAGATATACTTTCGGTTGTAGAAAATACATAAGAAGTATCTGAGGCATTTCCAACACACACTATACCTGCGTCTAATGTTGCTACATTGTATGAATTGCCAGTAATATTAACATCGAACGATATATCTGCTGTGGCTGCCGTTCTAGAGCGTGGTACATAACCTATATTACGTGCCAAGGAAACTACATTTTCACGTAGAGTCGCAGAATCTAAGAAAGATTCATTAACCACCATATTGGAGTTAAATGCTGTAATATAAGTATTATATGCTAACGTATCAATTAAGACGGAAAAATTAGAACCTTCAAAATCAAATCCAGTGAAATCAGAATTTGCACGTAAATAATCTTTAATTGAGGTCTTTATTTGATCAAAATCAAGATTTGTAAATTTGGTAAACGGCATGTTATCTTGTTGACTCTAAAATGAAGGAATATTCTTGTACTGGAAACCCTTGTCCTACAATATCATATATCACATTTACCTCAAATGTATTATCATCTGGTTGAGGATTAACTTCTACCTTTACATTGTCAATTCGAGGTTCAAAATTATCTAAAGATATTTCAATTTGACTTTGAATTGTTGCGGCAGTACCAAAATCAACAAACTCAAATAAACTAGCATATACATCAGAACCAAAAATAGAATTAAAAAACTTTTCAGTTGGTATAGTCTGAACTATATTACGTACTGATCTTTTAATCGCACTTTCATTCTTTAATACTGGTAAATCATTAGTAACAGGATGAGGGGTAAATGATAAACTAATATCTTTAAATGCCCTTGATATCCTTTGAATCGCCATTAGACAGGGGTTTTTTCTTTATTTATACCACTTTCCAATAAAAAAGGTACCTTGCGGTACCTTATAGTTATCTGCCTTGTCCTCTATACCTTTTACGAGCCGAGTTACGAGAGGTTGCCGAGTATTTCGAGTGTTTCCCCATTCCTTGACGAGACTTCTTCGGCGGTGATTGTATAAAATTCCCACCACTTATACCACCTGTTGCTTTAGCCATTGTCCTCCAAATAAGTTTCAGTTTTTAATTGTTCGTTTGTTGGAGAACCTGTCTGATAAAATTCAATTGCCAGATCCTCCATAATGTCAAAGTATTCCATTTGACTTAGATCATCAAATATAACTTTGCCATCTCTGATGATTCTATATAACTCTCGTTTTTTCATGCCCCACTCTTACTCTTGGATCGCACCAGATTTCGAAACCTGCGTCCTTGGCATCAAGACAGAAAGAAACATCTTCTCCACACATGTCCTGAACTTCACCACTCTCGAAAACTTGCATCTTGGGAGCAAACCAAGGGTATGGCATTCCTTCGTTCTCAAAAACGCCGTGCTTGATGAGTAACCATCCAAAACCTGTATAATCTACCGTAAATGGTTTTTGTCGCTTAGAGATGCTCTCAACAGTCTCGTGGTTCATTACTCCACCATTGTTACGGAAGTCATCTTCCTCTAACCAGTGGGCGACTGAGGTTGTTTTACCATCCTCTGTGGCATACCATCCTGCTGCTATGTCTTTATCCATTAGAATTACTTGCCATAGTTTTTCAGTATTAAAAACAATGTCAGAGTCAATCCATAATTGATAATCATATTTTAATTTTCCATCCCACGGTATTTGATTCGGTCCTCGCAGTACATTCGCTCCCAAACACTTGCATCTTGCAAAGTTTACCATTGATGAATAGTCCTGCGAGATCTGAATGCTTGCTCCGCATTGTACTAAGTCAAAACAAATTTGTACAAAACTTTTTAGAAATTGGTAGGAAACTCCTCTTCCAGGTAGACAAAATACGATTGCCTTCCCTTTGACCATTTCTTTTGCTTTATCATAATCCCATTCTGGTGCCTTTTTAGTCATCGGTGCTTTTGCCTTCACCGTAAATCCTTTAGCCATAATTTCTTGTAATTACATTCATATCATACAGCATTATATAGTAATTGTCAATATGAAGATTCTTCGTATATTTTATGTTTTTCTTCTACAATCTCTGAATATGATAAGTCTTCTGTAAAGTAGGATCTATATATTCTTCTCCATATAATATTAAACTCCCATTCAGTTAAATCTTTAAATAAACATTCATCCTTTAAGTAAATATGATAAGATTTTTGATCATTCATTTTCTTCAATGATTATTGTTTTGGAATCTATACGCCATTTTAACTCACTATCTTCATATAAGTCAAGCTCATTAATAATCTCTTCAGGAATTGTTGTAAAATATCTCCCAGTTACTGTATCAATCTCTATGGTGCTAAAAATTTCATCAAAATTTTTTCTCATATTTTTGAAATCCTGTAGTTGTTTTTATATAGCGAAAAAAATTTTTGTAATTCGGGGAATTTATAGCTGCCTTGGGTAACACTTTGTAGGTTAGGGTAGTTACGCAATTTTAATATAAGGGGGCAAAACACCCCCTTACTGTCTGATTCACGAACGAATGACTTAGACTGCCAATTGCCTTAAAATCAATTTGCCAACATAGTCTTTGGCATTGTATGGGATAGTGACATGCTTTTTAGACTTAGCATGACCCCACACTTCGTGCCTCCCACCGTATCGGATGAAATACCAACCTAATGCTTTGGCACGTTTTTTCAGTTGCTTACATTTCATGATGAACGAAGGGGTAAGGGAACGAATCTGTTATTATGGAAGTTGGCATATGAAAATGCCCGACGGTTAACTAATTTAAAATATCCGAACCGTGAGATCATGACGTAACCCTCACCCTGAATAGGTTGATAATCACCCATGATGAAAGTCTGGAAATCAGCAGTATCACGACACGCATTTAAAGCAAGGTGCTTTATCTCTCT